GGCTTGCGGGGGGCTTTGCTCACAGCACCCCGCTATCGGTCAGGTTGACAGCAGCCTTAGATGCCTTCTCGGCCACGCCAGCGCCCTGCTCCATGGCGGCAAGCGACTGGGCCATTTCCATCTTCTGCCGATCCTGCTCTGCCGCTTCCTCGACTTCTTCCTCCGAGTGCAGCCATGTTGCTGGTGCGCCATTGCCCTCGATGGCCTCGCGCAGGGCCTTGTTCCAGTTGACGTTGCGAATGGCCGTCTGGTCGATGGCTGCGATCTGACCGACAAGGCCAGCAGTCTCCATCAGCGTCTGCGCCTTGGCCTTCTCAACCGCGTCATGCAGCGGGCTTTCAAAGCGGAACACGATCTCTTGCCCGCGCAGCTCTTCTGGCATTTCCTCGACCGGGCCGAACAGCCCTTCCTCGAACAGGATGCCGAACGTCTGCTCGCACAGCGGCGCGTTGTATTCGTCCTCGATAGGCTCGAACAATGGCGTGATCTGTCTGATCTGCTCCTGCACCCGCTTGGCGATCTCCGTCGCCGTAGTCTCGCGTGGGAACACAGGCAGGGAGAGCTTCGACAGGTACAGGGCTTCGGCGATCAGGTTGCGCGAGTCGCGCTGCATCTCGACGCCAAGGGGAAGGTTCTTCATGTCGCCCATCACGGGGCGAAGGATTTCACCGAGCTTTTCGTCATAGTCGGCATCGACGTTGGTAATGCCGCCAGCGTAGAGATTGATGTCGTCGCGGATATACGCGCCCTTGGCGATCATCGGCGGATCGACCGACTTCTCCCCCGCCTCCAGCAGGGTCAGGGTCTGCGCCTGCAACAGCCGCGCCTCGGGTACGGCAATGATCATGGCCGGGCTCAGGGCGTACTGGGAGCCGCCATTGAGCAGCCAGCGCGGGATCAGGTAGATCATCCGACGCGAAGGCTGCACGTTCATAACGTGCTTGTTCTCCACGTCGATGTCGATCACCACAAACGGCGCTTTGAATTTCTTGCCGTGGTAGTACCAGGACGGCATCACCACCCGACGACACTCGACCTCTCGATAAGGGTCTTTCTGGATCACGTCATCGCGCAGGCCGGGAGCCAGCTTGCCCTTGAAGCGCTGCGCCATGGTCCGCAGCGACAGCTTCATGCGGTGGTGAACCTCATCAATCGCCCCATCCTCGCCCTCGCACCACACGACATCCCGAAGGTGCCAGTTGCGATAGAGCAAAGTCTGGTATTGCCGGCTGATCTCGATTGACAGCACGCATTGCCCGAACGCGATGTAATCGTGATCCGCTACCTTGGTGGCGCGGGTGAACTGCGCCTTGCGGTCATACATGGCCCGACGCTGGATATCGCCCGCCCGCTCAAGCCACTGCTTGCCGGCATGACTGATCCGATCCGGCTGGCTGGTCGTCATCTTGAACCAGTGCTTCTGGGTCGGGCGCAGCATGGCCGACATCGAATCACCAAGCTCGCGCCGTGCGATCAGGGGATAGCTGGTCGAGAGATGGTCCGCGAAATGATCGCCCAGGTTATGCGTGACCGTGAACTCGGCGCGCTCGGGATAGAACAGGTCGCCGACTTCCTGCCACATCGAATCCAGCGGCAGGCGCTTCGAGAAGAGGTGATCCCCCTTCTTGATGATCTCGGCGACATCCATGTGCGGCTAACCCAAGGTCTCAAACGAGGAAGCGCCGGCATCCGACAGGATCGTGCTGGCGCGGCCCGACCGGCTGGCGATCTCGGTCATCTTGCGACGTTTTTCGCGTTCGATGTCCTCTTCATTGGGCATCGGGGCAGCGTCCTTGGGCTTCGGGGGTTTCTTCTGTTTCATTTCCGGCGTCCTTTCTTGGCGTTGGCGTATCCCAGATTGACGTTGAGCGGCCCGCCGCGCTTCTGCCGCACCAGTTGCGGGAAGCCCGGTGTCAGGGCGGTCATGCCCTCGGACCAGCACATCATCACCGCGTCCCCACGGTCGGGAGAGCGGCCCAGCTTTTCCTTCACGTCGTCCTTGGTCTCGGCTTCGATGCCCCGGTTTCCAACCTTGAAGGTCGGGGCGGTCAGGTCGGAGCGCAGGATCGGATCGGGCGGCAGGGCAATCCTCGATCCCCCAGGTTGACCCGGGTCAAGAGCCTCGCGCATCCGCCACAGGGTCAGGCTGCGCTTGTTGGAGAAGCCCAGCTTGCCATCAACCGTCCTGCCGATAGCCGTCTCAGCGCCCTTGTAGGAAAGGGGCCGCATTTGATTGTCGGTCAGGTGTTCAAAGACTGCGGAGCCGTAGCCGCCGCCCATGTCGATCACGATCTCAGCAGCGTCACGTCTGGCAGCAATCACCATCGCCGCCTTGTCCGCGCCGGTCATCACGTCCTTGCCCGGCCTCACGATCAGCGGGCCGAACCAATAGTCATGCCGGAAGGCCAGAACATTCTCATCCTCACCACCACCAGCCGGATCGAGCGCCATTGCGCACATCGGGATTCCAGTCGGAGGCTCCGGCGTCCATCGGCCCTGTGCTTCGATTACCCATTGCGTGGGGATGATCTGGTTTGCCCCGTCCTGTCGGGCCGCCATGAAATTGCCATCGCGCACGGCCGATCTAATTGGCTCTGGCAGGGCATCTAGCTGCGCCTGATAGCCGGTGTTGGCCAGAAACGGGTTGTCCCTCAATGCCGCAGGAATGAACGTGCGGCTGGTCGGTATCATCTCCCTGTCAGTGCCCGGCAGTCGAACCGGCTGCGGGCCGTCCACTTCCAAGTCCTTGCCGTCCGGCGCTGTCACGAACCAGCGCAGCTCGCCATGCTTGGCCGGATTGGGATGCGTCACGTCCAGCCAAGGCCGGAACATGCCAATCATCCAGTCTCCCGCGCTGTCGATCGGCGGATTGGTCGCCAGCACCGCCCGCACCCTCTGCCCCGGCTCGGTCGTACGCAGCCAGCCGAGGTGAAAGCGGACCTGCATCTCCAAAAATTGCGCCGCCTCATCGAAAATTTTCAAATCGAAGGCGTGACCTTGCCAGTCCTGCTCGTCGCCCAGCCGCTGATTGCCCGCGAACTGGATATAACGACCATCAGCCGTCCGCAGCAGCGGCGGGGGTGAGCCGTTGTAGCCGTTGCGGCTGCCGTTGATCTGTAGCGCCCGCTCCGTCAGGCTCGAAAGGTTGGCGTACTGACGACGCAGGATCAGGCTGCGCTTGTGCGCGGTGAGAGCAAGCCCAATGCCAAGATCGGAATTATGCGTCGGCACCATGTGCCTGCCCGCCAGATACAGATGCGAGGGGCTATCCACCTCGATGCACATCACGGGCACGCTCGGCACCGCGTCAGCCGCTTCGATGTAGCGACGCCGGACAGTCGGCTTGAACCCCTCCCGCTTCTGCCGCGCCAATTTCCTTTCCAGCCGAAAGGCCGGCAGCGACATTAGAAACTTGACCCGGTACTTGGCGCTTATATCGCGGCCATAGAGCGTTGCGCGGCCCACAGAGATGGTCGCCTTGGCCCCCAGTGACCGGACCAGTTCAGCAACGCCCTCGCCTAATTCCAGGTTGGTGGTTGTAAACTCGCAGTTGCCGCGCTCGTCGGCGTGGCCGTCGGTATCCATCAGACCCTGCAACAGCGCCAGACGCTGCTCAATCGACGCCCGCATGTAGCAGGGCAGGACACGCTTTTGCCCCAACACGCCAGCTTGGCGAAGCGCCACTTTCATGCCGCCGGTCACGCCATAGTCGTAAACACCCGCGCCTTTCGTGACGGCCCAACCATGAACGTCGGCAGCCGCCGTGACGTGGGAGACCATTTCGGCCTCCGCCATACACATACGAGCGCCACGCGACGTGCCATCACCAAGCCATGCTCCGTACAGATACGGCTCGATAGGCAGGGCCGCCTCTTCGGTCTGCAATGCCCGTGCCACGCCAATCGAATGATTGAGACCGTCCCCGATCAGCAGGCTCTCCGCGATCTCCCTTGTCGTCCTTACTTGGCCTTGGCCGGCATTTAGATATTTGTGCTTGCGGACCCTATTCGATGCCGCCAACGCCTTAGCTGCACCGGGATTGCCGGGGCTGTCGGTAGCTCGGCTTGGTCGTTTTGCTCGCCGTGCCGCTCGCCATTCATCGGTAAGGCGACCAGCGCGGTCGCGCTCCGCTGCCGTCATGGTCAACCAACCATGCTCGGCGTCAGCTACAATCTCCTCACCGCCGGAAAACCGCACCCGGTAACATGGTCGTCCAATCATCACTGGCGACACGCCCACCACGCGACAGGGTGTGCCAGTTTCCGAGAACACCCAATCGCCCGGCTTTAGGTCGCCCATCTTTGCCCAGCCATTCGGCGTAGGGATCGGCGTATCGAGCGCTAGGGCTTTCCCGCCGCCGGCTGCGCCGCCATACAGCAAGACATCGGCCTTGCAGAAATACGCCTCAGTCTGCGGCCCCGGCGAGGGTATCCACGCCATCGACTGCCGCACCCGTGACGCCTGCTCCATGACCTTTGCCTGCTCCGCTGCCGGCAGGGCCGTAAAGCGGGAGACGATCTGGTCGAGCAGTTCGGTCAATTCCGTCGCCTCCGCACTCGCACAAACCACTCGCTGCCGGAGTGGCCGCCGGCACCGGCCTCATAGACAAGATCGACCGGGTAGCCGGTCAACACGAACGACGCCTGATCGGCCGTCATCTTGCGCTGCGCCGTCAACCCCACCGCCTGCCCGGTCAGGGTGAAGGAGCCTTGGCTGGCGGTCATCGTGTAGTGCGTCGCCGCATCTTCCAGCGCCAGCGCGGCTATTGCCG